AAAGAGTTTACGCAAGCATAAAATACCTAATAATCTAAAATATTTATATAGATATATATACTCTAGAATATTGGTGATATATCTAATAGATAATAGAATACGATGAGGGGCTTTTAGATGGGGAATGATGAGGATGGTATAACTACTCCATCCGAGCTACCGATAGTTGATCTTGCGCGTCCCTAGCGGGTTTGGGACGGGCTCTGAGTGCATAGAGACATAGACCTAGTACGCTGTCCGAGTGCATGGGGTAGGCCCCCCTTGTGAGCGTGACCCCCAACACGCTATCCCCCATAAAATTTTTACTATTTTCCTAACCGTGCTACAGTTCGGTTATGTTGAAGGAGGGAATATGCAGATAGAGAAAGACATACCAATACCTAGGGTATACAGTTACCCGTATGATGACTTAGAGGTAGGTGATAGTTTCTTGGTAGAGGGCAAGAGTATTCACAATGTTTGTAATATGAATACCAGGGCGGGTAAGAGGTTGGGGTATACACTGGTAGCCCGTAAGGTTGAGGGTGGTATCAGGGTATGGAGGACAGCCTAAAGGCCAGTAGGAAGCGATATGCCGAAGAAATGAATAGGGCTATTAGGTGCAGAACTAATGTACAGAAGTTGCAGCTAGTACAGGACTGGAAAGCCAAGTATGACCCGATCACGGTGAAGGAATTGATTGGTTGTGCTAAGGATAAGAAGGTGATGGCAGTCATATCAAATTGGGATGTAGACAACTGGGGTAAGAAATGAAGTTTAATTTGCAACAGTTCTACAACTTCTGTGCTCAATTAAAGATTGAGACTAAGGAGAAAGGTCTTAAGAAGATGGATAGGCTGTTGGGTACGCAGACCTATGTCATGGATGAGATTGCCAGTGGCCTAGAACAAGACATTCACTTCTTTGTCATTCTCAAAGGTAGACAGTTAGGTATCACAACTATCTCTCTAGCGTTAGACCTGTACTGGCACTTTACTCACAATGGTTTGGGTGGCACGCTGGTTACTGACAGTGAGGAGAACAGGGATATGTTTAGGGGTACGCTGGGTGCGTACATGGATGGCTTGCCCAAAGAGTTTAAGATTCCCCAGCTTGCTCACAACAGAAACAGCTTATCTCTCAAGAACCGTAGTCGTATCTTTTACCAGGTTGCAGGAACCCGTGCTAAAGGCTCTCTAGGGCGTGGTAAGGGCATTACCTTCTTGCATGGTACTGAGACTTCTTCTTGGGGTGATGAAGAAGGCCTAGCTTCTTTATTGGCCTCTCTCGCAGAGACTAATCCTGATCGGTTGTATATCTTTGAATCTACTGCGCGTGGGTTCAATATGTTTCATGATATGTACACCACTGCTAAACGCGCTAGAACGCAGAAAGCTATTTTCTGTGGTTGGTGGAGGAATGAGTTTTACTCCGCTTCTCCTGAGAGTGATGTGTACCGCGTCTATTGGGATGGCAAGCTCAATCCCGAAGAAAAGGAATGGACAAAAGAGATTAAGAAGCTATACGACTTTGAGATCACTTCACGTCAGATGGCTTGGTGGCGTTGGAAACTGGCTGAGGGCATGAAAGATGATGCTCTTATGTATCAAGAGTTTCCTCCCACAGAGGACTATGCCTTTGTCATGACTGGCTTATCTTTCTTCTCCAATGCTAGATGTACGGACGCAATGAAGATTGCTAAGAAGATTAGCTATGACAGTTATCGTTATGTGATGGGAAGTTATTTCCATGATACCCAGGTAGTTAAATCAACTGAACGGTTGGCTACGCTTAAGATATGGGAAGAACCTGTCGAGCAAGGTTACTACGTCATTGGTGCTGACCCTGCCTATGGCAGTAGTGATTGGGCAGACCGTTTCTGTATCCAAGTGTTTAGATGTTATTCAGATGGTATGGAACAGGTTGCAGAGTTTGCTTCCTCTGAGATGAACACCTATCAGTTTGCATGGGTGATCGCGCACCTTGCTGGTGCTTACAAAAACTCAACGCTAAACCTTGAGGTCAACGGGCCTGGACAGGCTGTCATCAATGAACTGAAGAACTTGAAACGCCAAGCCTCTAGCATAGGCGGTGTAGTAGGCCGAGACTTGATGGATGTGTATTCCTCTATGCAACAGTTTATCTGGCGTAGGAATGATTCTCTTGGCGGCATGAGTAACAGCATTGGTTGGCTGACCACACAGCAGTCTAAAGAACGGATGCTGTCTTACATGAAGGATTACTTTGAACGCGGGATGATGAACATTTATTCCGAAGATGCCATTGATGAGATGAAGACTATTGTNAGAGATATGGGCAGCATTGAAGCCTCTGGCCGCAACAAGGATGACCGTGTGATTGCTTGTGGCTTGGCAGCGGCCGCGTATGCGGAACAGGTTGGCCCTAGATTGATTACCGCTAAGATCACTAGAGACTTGAACAAAAAGCAAGAGGACATGACACCCGGCGAGATGGCCGCCAGTCGTGGCGTATCAACGTACCTTAAGAGGATAGGCTTTGGATCACAATGACTTAACCATCGTATCTGTATACGGACACAACACAGGCTCTACAGCCATACCAAGTATCCTCAAGTCTATGCAGGAACTTCCTGGCAGCCGAGGCTTACTATTGAGCTACAACAAGCCTGTAGACCTGCCTAGTGACATTGAGTGGCAAAGGATAGAGCACACCAACTACATGGAGTACAGCCCCTTCATGATGCACTGTTTGCAGTCATTTATTAAGACTGAGTATTGTTTGGTAGTGCAGGATGATGGATGGGTATTGAACGGCAACAACTTCAAATCAAATTATTACGACTATGACTATATCGGTGCTCCTTCCCATTGTGGCCTTGTGGGTAATCAGTTTCTTTTACAATTCGGATGGGTGATGCACCCTGAGCGCAGGGTAGTACAGAACGGCGGCTTTAGCCTACGCAGTAAGCGTCTACTCAGCATCATGAATGAGAAAGGTCTTATCCACAGATATGCTACAGAGATACATAGCTGGAATGAAGATGCACAGTACACGGCAATCTTAAGACCCACTCTTGAGGACTGGGGTATCAAGTATGCACCTGAGAACATAGCCAAGAACTTTAGCATTGAGTATGTTGGCCCCATCTATCATGACAGCTTTGATTACTCGGTGTTGGTTGGCCACCATGCACAGACCCGACAGCTTGTCGGTGATATGCACATCAAGATGAAAGTGTCAGATGAAGAAGTAGACCGTATGTATGGTGAGAGACAATTCCTAAACTATTTACAATCAATAGGTTACACAATTGAACCCCGTCATACCTAAAGCAGAACTACATCAAGTCTTGAAGCGTTTCTTTGATGACCAAGATCGCGGTATCAGTATCTCTTTGTTTGCTGAATTAGCCGGCTTGACCAAGAAAACCTTGATTGATATTTTTTATCGTAACCACACCATGACTCAGCGCAGCCAGGTACGACTGTCCAAGGCCTACCATGCTTGGAAGAATGGTGAGATTAGGGTAATGCAAAACCGTGATCGCACGCGGTTTGTAGAATACCGGGAAGAACCTAAGCCGGCTGTAGTAAGAAGCACTAAGATTGTTGTAGATAATGGAAAGCTACGTTTGGAGATCAGCCCAAAAAACCCAAGAGACTATTCTGGTAAGACTTTGGATGAACTACTAAGGGGAAGATAATGATATTAAAGGATTATAAGTGTCCAGCACATGGTTACTTTGAAAGCGATACTGCGGTTTGTTTTGTTGATAATTGTGAGGCAAATGTTATGCGCGTGCATTTACGTGCGCCTGGTATCAAGTCAGAACGTACCAAAGGCATTGATACGAAAGCGAAGCAGCTTGCGATGGACTACAAAATGACTAACATCAAAACGGCTAAAGAAGGTGAGAGCCAAGCCGGGTATTACACCCGAAACAATGAAAAGCCTGTTGAACAGCCAAGAGAGCAGCGGCCTGGTGATGCGGCAATTTGGGGTGGGGCAGGGAGCATGAATATGTCATCTATTACCAGAGGTGGTATGTTTAGGTCTGTAGCCGGTGAGCCGGTTGGCATCAACCCTAAAGACGCGGGAAATTTGACGGGGCCTCGCGCTGCAAGTTATATTCCCGATCATGAAAACCTAACGATTAATAAATAATGCGTATTCCATCAGGGCTTTCCGAACGCGAACAATTCTTTAGAGATTTGATTCAAAAATGTATGGTGAGCCTTGAAGAACGCAAGGGTGACTATTCTAGCCTACGCTCGTTTTATTTATTTGGTTCTGGCCCTGAAGATCAACCCGCAATCTTCAACAAGATTTATCCACACATTGATACGCTGTGTAGCTTTCTCTACTCAGCCGAGACTACCCGCTTTTCTATCAACATCGGTGCATCTGTCAGCCCACTAGAGGAACGTAAGGTTCCGCGTTTGACGGCGGCATTAAATGACGAATGGCTTAACAGCAATGCTGATCAAGTGTTTTCCGAGGCTTTGACTTGGGCTTTATGTTTTAACACAACCTTTGTCAAACTGGTTTACCAGAACGGTATTCAGCCCTACATGATTGAGCCAGGCACGATGGGAGTGTTGCGTGAAGATACGCCCTACACTGACCGGCAACAGGCTATTGTTCAGACGTATTACATCACTAAAACCGAGTTGTATAACCGTTTGTATAGCCATCCTAGACGGGATGAGATTGTCAAACGTGTGACTACAGCTTACAACACCCGTACAGAGGATATACCAGAGGGTATTGACCGCATCATCATGAGTCAAACCAATCCTACGCTGTACGGTACGGTCAATTTAGATTTGTATGGCCAGAACCGTTACAAAGCACGGGTAGCGGAAGATACGGTCAAGATGTATGAGTTGTGGGCATGGAATGATGACATTAAAGATTATCAGTGCGTCACTATTGCTGACCCTGATATTGTTATCTATGACCGGCCGGGTGAAAGTTTATTCCTCAAAGGTGAGTTGCCGTTCATTCAGATATGCCCTAATCCGCAGTATGACTACTACTGGGGGCAGTCTGAAGTACAAAAATTGGTCTTTTTGCAGCAGTTACGCAATGGCCGCATGACGGAAATACTAGATTTACTGAGCAAACAGGTCAATCCACCTACCTTCTTGACCGGTTTTACGGGCATTTTAGACGAGAAAAACTTTGCTTTGAACCGTCCAGGTACGGTAATGAGCAGTGATATGCCTAATGCAAAGGCTGATCGACTAGCTCCACAGATGCCTTCAGATTTATTTGAAGTCTTGCATGAGTGTGATGCCATGTTTGCAGAGGTATCAGGCATTAGTTCTGTGCTGTCTGGACGCGGTGAACAGGGCGTTAGAAGTGCTGGACACGCCTCTCAATTGGCTAGATTGGGCAGTTCTAGGGCTAAAAAGCGTGCTTTAATTGTCGAAGATGCGCTAGAAAAGGTTGCAACACTGTATTTGAAGCTGATGCAATCCTATGACCCCACGCATTATCGTGATGAATACGATACACCGTTCATCGCCGAGCAATTTACAAAAGACTATCACGTTAAAGTAGATGCACACAGTAACAGCCCGATATTTATGGAAGACAGTCGAACATTAGCGTTTAACCTGTTGAAAGCACAGGCAATTGACAAAGAATCATTGCTTGACTTATTAGAACCACCGATGAAACAATTGCTCAAGGAAAGATTAGCCAAGAGAGAAGCTGCTCAGGCTAATCAACCAAAACCCGCTCCACAGATTAAGGAGAAGAAAGGTGGCCCGACAAGCGAACCTAACGCCTAAAGCTGATCAGCCGAAGGTGTCAACGGAAAGTTTAGCGCGCGGCAATGCACCTGCGGGTTTGCAATACAAGGTAACTGGTATTCGCTCTCCCGCAAAGAGTGCGACTACTCGCAGCACCAGAGATTATAGTAGGGGATAACCGTAACTAAGGAGGTGATTCAGATGTACAAGACTCACAAGCGCGGTCGTAAGACTAAACGGTAATTCCCGAAAGGGATGCGGGGTATGGCTGACTTCCCCTTATAAGTTGGCCGCTGCTAATTGGAGACTCCATCATGGCACGCATGAAACGTAAAGGCCGCAAGGCACGCAAGTAATTCCATCGGGGGGCAGGAATTAAAAATTGCCTCCCACCTAATTCAACGAGGTTGACATGAGTGTTCCACCAGATCAGTTAATGAGTTTGATGGGTAAAGGCAAAGGTACTGATGCACCTGTACCCATGCCTTCAGTTGGCAGTGCGCCTCAGATGAGCGATGCGTCTAGCGCTCCAATGGCAGCACCTATGTCTACGCCCGAACCCAAACTTGGTAATCGTGAAGGTGCGTTAGTCAACCTCGGTATGGCACTTGATCTGATTGAGCAATCGCTCCCCGCTCTAGGTAGCGAGTCAGAGGAAGGTCAAAAAGCATTACAAGCTATGAAGGTTTTGTCTGCGGTATTAGGAGCACGCAAAGGCAAAACAAACGAGTTGCAGCAATCTGAGATTCTTCAGATGCTTCAATCCTTACCGCAAGCGGGTGGCGGTACGCCAGAAAGTCGTTCAATTGCATCCGCTCCACCCGTAGCAAATATGCCCCCCGTACCTGGTGGTGGCGCACCACAACCTAGCCCAATTTAAGGAGTTATCATGGATTTATTTAAGCCTCGCGGCGCAAGTCAAACCCGTAACCCAGTCACCGATCAACAGCAAAACGGTGTTGTAACTAACGCCCCGCGTTTTGCTCACCTCGGCGGCATGGATTCACCCACTAAAATCGGTGCTAAGAACAAGATGATGGTTCAAAAGCCCGGTGACGGTAAGAAAGTTATCTAAGCAGGAAGGGGATAGATTATGGCTACATTAGAAGATTTAAGTTACGAAGCTAGGGATGAACTAGCATTGTTGATGCGTGAAATGTCGGAAAACCCGTCTACACGCGCATCTGTATTGCGTTTGACCAAGCAATTACGCCCCAATATGCCCATTCCTGAACTAGAGATTCAGGATCACACTTCCGCTATTGTTCATCAGTCCAACCAAAAGGTTGAAGCACTGGAAGCAAAGTTGCGTGAGAAAGAAGTGATGGCAGAATTGGAGCAGCGGCGTCATAACTTGATCAAGAAAGGCCTGGTACGTGATGAGGAAGACATTCCTAAAGTGGAAGCCTTGATGTTGGAAAAAGGTATGACCAATCACGAAACGGCAGCAGAATACTTCAATTGGATGCAACAAGCAGCGACACCAACGCCATCTGGATACAATCCTAGTGCGTTGTCAAAGTTTGACTTGAGTGCGTTCTACAAGAATCCAGAGAAAGCAGCACGGAACGAGGCAGCAAAAGCCCTAGGTGAATTACGCGGCCCTAAACGGCCAATAGGGTTGTAGTTGTTAGTAGGGGATAAAATTTTTATGGGAGATAAGCCATGCCTATAGGCGGCGGTATTATTCCAGCAACGGGATCGAACCAATACACGGAGCTGACGTATGTAACGCGCCGGGCATTTATCCCCAAGCTGGTTGTTCAGCTATACAACAGCACACCCTTGTTAGCAGCATTGATTTCAAACAGTCAGTCTGCATCTGGTGGTGTATCCTCCGTAACCGTACCTGTACAGGGTGCTCAGTTCGTCAACGCTCAGTGGTCTGATTATTCTGGTTCTTTCAACCAGCCTTCAGTACAACAGGGTGCTTACAATGCTGAATACGATCTAAAGTTGATGATCGCTCCTGTTCCTTTCCTCGGAATGGAAGGTGCGGTTCAGCAAGACGCAGCCATTATTCCTCTGATCGAAGCGCGTATGAATGACGCGACTAACGTGATGATGGACGCAATGTCTACCGCCTTGTACAACAACACAACCAATACACAACAGTTTATTGGTCTGCCCGCAGCAGTTTCCAACTCAGGTACATACGGCAACATCAGCCGTTCAACCTACACTTGGTGGCAGTCAGGTTCTTATGCCGCAGGTAACGTCAACCCCACTCGTCAGAACGTACTACAGTACATCTCTGGCACGGTGAAGAAAGGTGCTGAAGTACCCACATTTGGTGTGTGCGGCTTTGGTACTTGGACGTTGTTGGCACAAGACTTTGTAGGCCAAGAACAGTATGTGATTACTCCTGGTAGTGGTTTTGATGGCGATGCAAATGGCCCCCAAGCAGCGTTCCGCGCGCTGATGGTTGCTGGTGTACCCATCTATGCTGACCCCTACTGCCCCGAAGGTACTCTGTATCTTTTGAACACCAACTATTTGTCTCTGTACATCCATGAGCAAGGTTCGTTTGTGTTTACTGGATTTGAGTCCACTCTACCTAACTGGCAGATTGGTTATGTAGGTGCTGTGATCATGATTGCGGAATTGGTTTCTTCCAAGCCCAAGAGCATGACAGCAGTGACCGGCTATAACTACCTGTCGCTATAAGGAGATAAGTCATGTCATTAAGCACAAACAAAATCCTTTTAGCTAATGCGTCTACGAACACCGCAGGTGCATTTTTCCAGGTTACATCGTTTAACGTCACCAACGCTGCAACCGCAGCAACTACCATTCCTGCTGGCTTGTGGTTTGTTACCAACACTGCAAACGTAACCATTTACTTCAACACCTCTAACAACGTGGCTTCACCCACGTTTACTACCGCACTGGCAAACAACACTGCCGGTTTGGTGTACTCAGACGGTGTGAATGTATTGGCTAACTCTGCACTGGGTAACGTGACGATTAACTTGTATGGTTCTAACGGTGGCCAGAACGTAAGCGGCACTTATAACGCCTCTTAAGGAGAAATCATGGCTAATCCAGATTCAGTCAGTCAGTTTTACCTTGATTCGTTTAGCGCAGGGCGTATTGGTCAGATTACTTCCACTACTCTTAACGCTACTTCGAACTCAGGTGTGGCCGCCTTAACCATTCCGCTTTTAAACGGCGGTTTGACTAAAGGTGCTTCTGTTGGTAGTTCTGGTGCGGTCATTCCTCGCCGTGTAACAATCAACAATCCATCTGGAAGCATGGCAAACGCTAACATCTCAATTACTACTAGCAATGATGGAAACATCTTGAATGCAGTAGTAGCTAATGTGGTGTTGGCTAACGTCACAGCAATAGGTACGTTTCAAGACCTCACCATTGCTCCTGCTTTTCTCGCCGGAAATGTGGTAAGTGGATATAACACCCAGGCGTTGTATATCAACATCAATGCGCCTCAAGGTGGTACAAACACTTGCTCGATCCAAGTTTACGGCGATGTGGTGAGTTTCTAATGTCAAACATTTATGTGACAAACCGTTGGAACAAGCCAGTAGTCATGTCTTACTGTTTTGTTCTCTATGAGTTTCCAGTAGGTCAAACGGTAGAAGTACCGTTAGATGCGGCGCGTCACATATTTGGTTTTGATGAAGATGATAAAGAGCCTTATATGGTCAGGCTTGGATGGATTAGAACGAAGAACGATTACGATGAATCTGTGAAGATTTATGATCGTTTTGAGTTCTCATTTGAGCCGCCAAAAAAGAACCACTCTCTATCCCCGGTGGTGGAAAAAGTACCCTTGCCCAACGCAAGAAGGGCAGGGGGAACCGTCCAAGCTAATGCGTAACATGGGAGTTACATGGCAACAACACTTAGCCAGTACATTACGCAAGTGCAGTATTTGCTGCATGATGCTACCGGAGTTTTTTACACTCAAACTCAACTAACCTCCTATATCAATCAAGCGCGTGAGCGCGTGGTTCGAGATACAGGTGCGTTACGCACAATTCAAACACTGACTGTTCCTGCTTCACCTACTGCTGGTGGACAAGCCCCTGTTTTGTGGACAGCCAATACCGCAGTGACGGTAGGGCAACAGTTAGTCAGCAACATTTACACTTACATTGTCACAACGGCTGGTACTACGGGTAGCACAGCACCACCGTACCCCGGTAGCAGCAATAGCAATTACAGTGGTAATGTGTACCCGCCCAGCACTCCGTTCCTAGATGGAACGGCATACATACAATATGTGGGCAATGCGGAACAAATCAACTATGTAACCTTGCCATCTGGTGTACAAACCCTAGATGTGTTAAACATTAACCTGTATTGGGGTAATACTCGCGTACCTTTACGGTACTTGCCATGGACTCAGTTTAATGCTGAGTTACGATTTTGGCAGAACTATATTGGTAGACCTATCTGCTTTACCCAGTATGGACAGGGATCAATTATTATTGCGCCTGTACCGGATAACATCTATACCGTAGATATTGATACTGTGATTTTGCCTACGGCTCTGACTAATCCGTCTGACATAGATAACATCAATGACCCGTACAATACTCCTGTGCCATTCTATGCAGCTTACCTTGCTAAGTATTACGAGCAGAGTTTTGGTGAGGCTGAGATTTACAAGCAAGAGTACAACAAGCACGTCCAGGCGGTGCTAGTGGCAATCAGCACTCGCAGGATGCCTACTCCTTACTCGACACCGTTCTAACATGGCATCCGCAGAACAGAAAAAGTCGTATGCGGTTGTCAAACAGTTCAAAGGTCTAAACACCAAGGCTAACCGTACTGCTATCCAAGAAGAAGAATTTGCTTGGTTAGAGAACGCTATGCCTGTGGGCTATGCAAACCTACGCATTACGCCTACTTATAGCAACGTAGGTAATGTCACGTTTGCAAACGTAGTAAGTAATTACTTCTCTGTAAACGTAGGGTTAAACGACTATCTGCTTGCCTTTCAGCAAGACGGACGTTTACAAGCAGTCAACCTGCAAACCAATTCACTGATCAATGTGGCCGCAGTTGGTACGTTTACGGGTGATGGTGCTACTAATGTAAGCCAGTGGCAAAACACTAATACGTTGATTGCAGATTCAAACAAAGGTTTGTACAGTTGGGATGGTACAAATCTAGTCAGTATTGGTTCTGTTGGCATCATTGGCATCACTAACCCAGGTTCGAGTTATGTCACTGCACCCTCTGTCAAAATCTCAGCACCCAATCAAACAGGTGGACAACAGGCTTACGCAACAGCATCTATAACGGCAAATGCTGTTAGTGCAATCACCTTAACCAACGCCGGTTCGGGTTATACATCTTCCCCCACCGTCACTTTGTCTGGTGGTGGTGGCAGTAATGCAACCGCAGTAGCGCAGATCATTACGTTTGCGACTGGCACAATGTCGGTGTTGGTGACCAATGGTGGGGCAGGATATACCAATGCAGCCAATACGGTAGTCACTATTACAGGTGGTGGTGGAGCCAATGCAGCCGGTACAGCCATTGTGTCTGGCAACATTGTTACGCAAGTGATTATGACTAACGTAGGCGATCACTACAGCAACTCAGCTAACCTGTCTGTGACTATCACTGGGGGCGGGGCAACCACTAACGCTACTGCCAATGGCGTGATAACTAGTAATGCTATTGTGGGTGTGGCTACATTCTCTGGCCGCACTTGGTTAGCACAGGGCAGAGTGGTGTCTTATTCCTCTGCAATTAGTTTTACCGACTTTTCTACTGTATCAGCAGGGCAAATTGTACTGACCGACTCGACTCTGCACGGTAATATTCAGCAGTTATTGTCTGCAAATAACTTCCTGTACGTGTTTGGTGATGATTCGATTAACGTATTCTCTAACCTACAGGTACAGACAAACGGTACTACGGTATTCACCAATACTAACGTCAGTGCATCTGTAGGTTCTAAACGGCCTTATGCAATCTTTCCGTACTTCCGTTCAGTGCTATTTATGAACGATTATGGGGTGTATGCCCTGGTTGGATCGACTACATCTAAGCTGTCTGATCAGTTAGACGGTATTGTGCCTAACATTGACTTTACAAAGCCTATTACAGCAGGTCAGGTTTTGCTTAACAACATTTTGTGCTCTGCTTTTAACTTTTACTACACCGGTGGTCAGGGTGTCAGTAGCAGTAATCGCTATCTACAAGCCGTGTTTTTTGAAAAGAAGTGGTTTTTAACCAGTGCAGACAACGCTTTATCGTATGTTACGTCTGCACCAGTAGGCGGCAAAATTAACCTGTATGGCACGAACGGTAATTCCTGTGTGCAGTTGTATAGCAACCTAGGTGCAAACGTATCCAGTTATGTACAGACTGCATTGATGCCAATGGGCGATCCCATCCGTACTAAACAGGCATTGAAGCTAGGGGTAGAAGCAACACTGACTAACAACGCTAATATGTTAGTGACAGTAGATAGTGAAAGTGGTAGCAGTCCAACGTATACTCTTACTGACTATGTATTTTGGGTAAACAACTTTGGTACGACTATCCCTTGGATTAATAACTCTTTAGCAACAGTAGCTTGGAATGGTTCAGCAGGGTATGTGTTGTACAAGAATGACGCACAGCAATACGGTAAGTATTTGGGTATGACGGTGCAATCCAACAGTGCAGGTTTTGTGATTAACGGATTTGAGTTTGAGCATGAACTCAGAGTGAGGTTCTAAAATGGCAGTTCCCTATTCATTTGCTACGCAGACGGGTTCTATCCCTCTATCTCAACTAGACAGTAACTTTGCTACGGCAATTACCCTGGGTAATACGGCTGTGGTGCTAGGCAATACTTATAGCACAATTGGCAACCTTACGCTGTCTAACGTCACTATCTCTAGCGGTAACGTCAGCATCAACGTGTCTAACGTCAGTACACTGAATGTTGTGACTTTGACTGTGACGGGTAATGAGACTGTAGGCGGTAACGTCACCATTACTGGCAACGTATCGGTCAACGTAGCCAATGTCACCACGCTAAATGCTACCAGTTCAACCATTACAGGCAATGAGACTGTAGGTGGCAACGTAACGGTTACAGGTAATGTAGGTATAGGTACTAGTAGTCCTAGTGCAAAACTTGAAATAGTTGGTACAACTAGTGCTGTTGTTAGTAAAGTGACTGCAACTACAGGTGCTCCTTACACAGTTTATGGAAACTCAGGGAGCAACTTTTTTGTAGGTAAAGAAAATAGTGCTGGTGGTTCTTTTGGAACAACAGCATATGCTTCATTGTTATATGAAGGTGGTGCATACCCAATGGTATTTTTTACCAATGCTGCAGAGCGTATGCGTATTGACTCTAGTGGTAATGTAGGTATTGGTACTACAAGTCCTGCAAGCGGTAATGGTGGCGGTTTATCGTTAGGCACAACAGCGTCTGGTAAATCGCTTCACCTCTATCCTTCTACTTATGGTGGTAGCGGTCTAGTTGACTTCTATGGCACAGATGGCGCTTCAAAAATGCAGATGGGTGCAGCATCCGCAACAGCTTCTTTTGTTTACTGTAATGTTGGTTCGCTTTTATTAGGTGGTAATGGCTCTGAAGCAATGCGTATTGACTCTAGTGGGAATTTGTTGGTTGGTACTACGAGTACCGGCCCAGTAAATGCAAACGCAATTACGATTGAACCAGCTAATAGTCGTATTCGTGTTGCTCATAGTTCTACCGCAAACGGAGTACCGTATATTCAATTTGATTACAACGGTACAAACATTGGAAGTATTACGCAAAGTACAACGACAAGTGTTTTATACAACACTACTTCTGACCAGCGTTTGAAGGAAAATATTGCTGATGCTCCAGAGTTTGGCGGTGTGATTGATTCAATTCAAGTTCGTCAATACGATTGGAAATCAGACGGCTCACATCAACGTGCTGGCTTCGTTGCTCAAGAACTTGTGACTGTTGCGCCCGAGGCAGTACACCAACCCGCAGACGCAGAAGAAATGATGGCTGTGGACTACTCCAAACTTGTCCCAATGCTGGTCAAGGAAATTCAAGACCTCCGTAAACGCTTGGCAGCACTTGAAGCCAAATAACCCAAAGGAAAATATCATGACTACTTTTAACTGGCAAATCCTCCAAATGGATCGACTGACCTCTGATGGTTTTGTCGTCACCGTTCACTACATCGTCAACGCCACAGATGACACCTACAGCGCCAGCACTTATGGAACTGTTGGCTACACGCAAGAGCCTGGCGAGACTTACATTCCATACGCCGACCTAACGGAAGCTACCGTTGTTGGCTGGGTGCAAACCTCGCTTGGCAAAGACACCGTGGAAGCCAGCCTGCAAAGCCAAATTGACTTGCAGAAACACCCTGTGCAAGCCGCTGGTGTGCCTTGGGCAACTGCCTAATTAACTTGGGGATAACCATGATCAAATTAGATTTAGAAATCAACGAAGTAAACTACATTTTGCAAACTTTGGGTGAATTGCCTAGCAAAACTGGGGTTTGGGATTTGATCAAAAAGATCAAAGAACAGGCTGACCCACAAGTACCTGCGACTACCGAGGAAACAAAACAATGAGTTTAAATGCCGCCTTCACACCTACGGGTAATACTTTTGTATTGACGGCGGCAACCTCTGCGCCAACTCCGGTACAGGTAGTCACCAATGGTGCAGCCAGTAACCAGTACCGGATTATCAATTCTTCCACGACTCAAGGTTGTTTTTTGTCGTATTCGCAGACCAGTGCAGCGGCCACAAGCAACTGCGTAATTCCAACTGGTGTGGCATCAACTACTACGCTCTATATCTTGCCCAATACGGACGAGATCATCACCTTTGTACCTGCTGCTTACTTCACAGCAATTACTGCTTCTAACTCAGCCGTTCTTTACATTACGCCTGGCGATGGGATGTAATCTATGCTTAAAGTATCGGGCAACTTTGCGGGAAGTCTAACTTACCAAAGCACTTGGAACGCCAGTTCTAATGTGCCATTCCTGCAATCGTCTGTTGGTACTAAAGGTTTTTACTACGTAGTTTCAGTAGCAGGTAGCACCAATCTCAACGGGATTACTAACTGGAATGTTGGTGACTGGGCAGTATTTGACGGTACTGTTTGGGAGAAGGTAGACAACAACAACGCTGTTACGTCAGTCAATGGACAGACAGGTGCGGTTGTTCTCAGTGCCGCAAACGTAGGAGCGGTGGCTAACACGGTCAACGTCATAGCTGGTGCAGGGTTGACTGGCGGTGGACAGTTGACCTCAAATGTCACCATCAATATCAATACAAGTCCTGTTACGGCAGGTACGTATGGTAGTTCACAAAACGTAGCACAGATTACAGTTAATGCACTTGGCATTATTACAAGTGTATCAAACGTCAGCATACCGCAGGGAACGGTTACTAGCGTGCAGACGGGTACAGGTCTGACCGGTGGCCCAATTACTAGCACTGGCACGATTAGTCTAGCCAATACCTCTGTGACTGCGGGTACATATACCTATGTCACATTGACGGTAGATGCGCAAGGTAGGCTTACTGCTGCATCCAGTAACACTGCTCCGGTAACATCTGTCACGGCTACTGCACCTATTCAGTCTTCTGGTGGTGCAACGCCTAACATCTCGATCACACAGGCAGGGGCAACCAGTAATGGCTACCTGTCTAGCACTGACTGGAACACGTTTAATAACAAACAACCTAGCGGTACTTATGTAACGTCAGTCTCAGGTACGGCAGGTCAGATTGTAAGTAGCGGTGGTACAACTCCTGCTATCTCATTGAACGCTACATCAGTGACAGCCGGTACGTATGGCTCTGCGCCTAATGTGGCTCAGATTACGGTAGATACGTATGGCCGGATTACCTCTGCTTCTAACGTAGCCATTGCCATTCCGGTGAGCCAGGTATCAGGTGCAGTGCCTAATACCATTACGATTACCACTGGCACAGGCTTAACGGGTGGTGGTGACTTATCTCAGAACCGCACCATTAGTGTCGTAGCTAACAGCACCAATCAGAAAATCACGATCAAAAACAATGGTGTGACTACGGGTTCTGAGCCGGCAATTAACTTGATTCCGACTGGCTTTGTT